ATTTTGCCCCAACATACTCACAAAAGTTAGACTCAAATTCACTAACTATTGAGCCATGTAAATAGTGACTAAATTTTGAGGTATCTATATTATAATTTTCTATGTTAACGTTATCAAGTGAGGCAGTACCATCTTGTATAGATTTAAATGTTAAAAGTATTCCAGCGGCATCTCTAACTTTTTGTGTTGATGCTAAAGTACCTATACCTATTTGTCTTGATAAATCTTCTATCTCATCAATAGTTAAACCTGCGGCATTACCTGTTGCTCTTAAAACTGCACTTAGTTTATTAAATTGTACTTCTGCTCTAGATATTACACCAATGATTGCTCTTAAACCAAAAGTAAATGCCGCAACACCAACTGTTATTGCCGCAACTTTTAAACCAACATTACCAATGATAGTACCTAAAGAAGTTATACGACCAGCTACTGGACCTAAAGGACCTTGTATTGCCGCAATAGATTGTGAAGCACGTCTAAAAGAATCTTGAACACCTTTACCTGCAGTATTTAAATCTTTTTTTAGTTTTTTACTTCGTGTTCTAGTTTTTTCTAAAGATTTATCAGCACCATCCAAACCTCTTTTAAGGTTACTATTGTTAGCTGTTAATTTTACTTCTACTGTTGCTGTTTGTGTTGCCATAATTAATCAGGGAATCTTTCCATCAATTCTCTCATCTCATCTTCAAGAACTGGTGAATTTCTTCCTCCTTTTCCATGTTTTGTTAAATAACCCTCAAGAGCAGATGTAAACTCTCTTTGGGTCATACCCCAAAATGTATTAGGAGAGAATCCTAAAATACCTGTTGCTACTTCTAGGTATTTTTGGATTGGGTATCTGTCGTCTTTGATTGATTCTCCCCCTCTACTAAAGGGCTTAATTCGTCTGTAGTTAAAAATAAACTGGCTAAAATATTACCTGCTATACCTGCTGATTTTACCAAACCATCACTTATAACCATTTTACCAATTGCATTTTTTTCAAATTTACCTCCTGCACCTAACAATCCTTGATAAAGTATTTCAACAATCTCCATTGTTCTAAATTTTTGATCAGTAATTGCTCTTGATAAGTCCATAACAGATTTACCTGTTGCGTCCTCAAGATGTACAAGTCTTTCAAAGGTAAGTTTGAAAACTCTTTCTTTATCGCCAAGTGTTGCTTTTATTTCACCTGCGTATTTATTGTGTGTCGTCATTGTTATCTCCTAGTGCTTTTTTTAGTTTTTTCTTAGTTTGTATAGATTTTTTTAATTCATCTTTTTCGTCTTTTATACAAATAAGCTCTGCTCTACTAGCTGTTATAGTAATTTTTTGCACTATGAGATTTTGGAAAGAATCAACTATTACTTTGTCCAATGGACGACAATCAACATCTTTTCTACATTCTATAGTTATTTCACCTTTTTTGGTTACTTTTATAAAACCATGATATTGATTGTCATTAATTTCAAAGTTAATCACTTTCCAACCATTTGTCCATTCTATTGCCATAAATAATTACGCATTAGTGTATGTTATTGTATTTGATGACTCTAATGTCAAAGAATATGTTTCTTCTCCATTAAACTCACCTGCTCTTTCATAACTTGTTATTAAGAAAGCACCTGCTATCTTAGAACCATCTGAAAATACTAAATCGTAGTTTTGTATTGCTCCATCAAAAGCAAAACCTCTTACGTTGTTTTCTGTTGATGAATCTGTAAATACTCCACTTGCAGATATTGACATACTTCTAATACCACCACCTTGTAATAATGTTCTTGCTTTGTCATTACCACTTGAGATAAATGCGTTTGAATCTTTGTCTGTAATATCTACCATTTCACCATTTATAGTCATTGATGTACTTCTAAGACCACCAACTGTTGCTGGTGTACCTGTACTATTATCTTTTAATAAAAAGCTACTACCTTTTCCTGCTGCCATTTTATTTTCCTCCTATTTAATTTTACGTGTCATAGATTACAAAATTAAATCTTTGAACACCATGTTTTGTGATCCCATCAGGATCCATTAAAATATCAGAAGTATCAAATCTTGCATTTACAAGACTGGCTCCTGATACTGATAAACTGCTATTGTGTAACAAGTCATATACTCTAGCCATAATCTGTTTTGCCTCTTTATCGCCTCTGTATCTTGACCAAGTATGTATCACAATAGAGTGTATATTTCCATCTAAATCTTTTGTGCTATTATCAGATAAACTGTCATCTCCTATTTGTACATAAGGATATGCAGTATTTTGTGGCACAAAATTAAAGACATCAGTAACCAAAGATTGAAGAGTTGAATCTCCATCTAAGGCATTGAATACTGTTTGTTGTAAAGCAACACTATGAGTACTCATACTTTAAACTCCTTTACTTTTTCAACAACTTTATTAAAAACTGCTTTTGCAATTTTTGGGAAAGCTTTCATTGTTGCAGGGTGCATAAAAGGTCTTTCACCCATAATAGTTGTTCCAAATTCTAAAAAAGCTGAATAAGGTGCTGTACTTTCTACAACAACTTCCTCAGCATTTTTCTTTCTAACTTTAATTTGACTTACTAAAAAACCAGTATCACTTGCAGGTGCTTCACCTTTTGCAGAAGCCTGATGTCTTCTTCTTGGATTATACCTTTGATATATGATACCACTTTTGGGGTCTTGTTGAATGCTTCTTACAGCTTCTTTCCTTATTTCTTGACCACCACCCTCTAATACTTGTTCAAAAGGTTTACCAACATTAGCTACAAGATCATCCATAGCTTTTTGTACTTTTTCAAAATCTTTAACATCAACAAAAATTCTCATATTGCTACATCCTTTTCTACAATAAGTTTTAAATATTCATTTTTAAAATTAGGATTTTCAACAGATACAATATTAAAATCTGTATTATTAAAGTTCATAATGTAACTTGTATCTAAAGCTGACTTATCACTTCTATATCTAATTAAAACTTCAAACCTTTGTGGACTTACTTGTTGATCACCTTGTACTCTATCCTGAGCTACTTTTGGTTTTATCTCTGCAAAAGCTGTAAAGAAAGTATTATTTGCTTTTGTAAAACCTCCATAACTAT